AAGCCCGCACGGCATAGGCCATCTTCAGGCCGTTGAAGTCGGGCAGGCCCCGAACGCTTCGCCACCACGGGTAGTCGCAGCCGTAAACAGCGTCAGCCCATGGGGCCAGTTCGACGTTTTTCTTGATCGCCAGAACCGGGATGCGGCCCTTAAGTTGCTCAACGTCCGACCGTTTGACCGAAGGGCCGGAAGCGATGATCGCCACCGCGTCCCACTTGGGCCACTCAGGCAAGGCTCACCACCACCCGATGCTTTTTGAGGTACATCTCGGCAATTTCCATCAGCCGCCCGGCTTCGTCGCCGCCATCAAACGAAGCCTTGATCCGAAAGAGGATCGCCAGCTTCACATCCGACGGGACATCGGCGACCGCCGGCGAAACCGTCGCGTCTTGATCTCCCGTCGTTACCCGGATGCGTACCGCATTGATGTTGCCTGACGTTTGCGGCCACGTTGCCGAAAGCGCCAGACCGATGCGGGCGGGACGCCCTGCCCGGTCCACGACATAAAGCCCGGCGTCCATCTCTTGATCGCCGCCGCTGCTGTCCTGGTAAAACACGCCGTCAACGCCGATGACCGTCGAAAACGGCAGGCTGATCACCTGACGCTCGGTCTCGGTGGGGAAGGCGTCGAGATAGACATCCCACGTCTGGGGCACGAACTTGCAGCCGGTGAAGATTTCCGCATAGGCGGTTTCGGCGGCGATGATCAGTTCGATTTCGTCGTCAAAGTCGGAACTATCGACCCGCAGGTAATCCTTGGCCTCGGTCAGCGTAACCGGATATTCGCTCGGCGCGGTAACGATGGACAGGCCCATCAGACGCCCTTTCGACCCAGCGCCATATCCAGACGCTTGATCAGCACGGTCTCAATATCGGCCATGCGCTTTTCGATCTGCGCTGAGACGTCTTCCATCGAAACACTCTTGCCTTCGCGACCCCGGCGAACAGCAAGCGTCCAGTCTTTTGCATCGTCGCCGGGCCGGGCCGTCGTTTCAGCATCGCAATGCCACAGACCACCGCCGAAGCTCACCGTGTCGCCCGGCTGATAGGTCTCGCCGTCTTTGAAAACGCCGCGATAGATCAGGGTATCGAGTTGGTGTTCCACGGTGTGCTTGATCTCGCCAGCGGTAAAGCTGAGAACCAGCGTGCGGCCCCCGTCCTTGACCTCGCTGTCGAAGTCTTCCAGCGAGAAGCCGGGGTCGCCCTTTTCGCCGTCTTTGGGGGTCTCGCCGTCCTTGCCGACCACGCGGCCAAGGTCTCGGGTCGTGCCGTCTGTCAGCGTCAGGATCAGGTTTCCCTCGCGGTCGATGATTGCGCCCGCCGCGCCAACGCCATCCTTGGGAACAGGGATCGTCGAGACGGCCTGCGAGACCAGTTCTGCAACCACAGGGCGGACATCTTCAACCGTAACCGACTTGCCGGGCTCGCCGTCCTTTGGAACGGGCAAGGCGGCGACGGCCTGCTCAAGATCAGCGCGGACGGCGTCAGCCGCGAGCTTGGCCAGAGCGTCAGTGTCAATGTGCACCGGCTCAAGCTGGGGAATAGCCTCAACAGCATCGGCAATCTGACGAGCAACAGCTTCAGGCGCAACGCGGTCGCGCGCACGTTCGTCCGCAAGCTCGCGCTCTAGCGTCTCGATGCGCGCGGCCATTGGCGCGACAGTAGTGTCCACGTACCGCCGAACCATCGCGGCCATTTCATCGCCGAAAGCCTTGCCGTCAAACATCAGAGAAGCCCTTTCGACATCGCATAAAGGGCCTTCGCGGCCTCGGCTTCGTCATCGTTTGCCGGTTCCACAACATCATCTGCAGGCGTCGCCGGCGCCGCAGCGGGAGCGGCTTCAGTGCCGAACGGATCGGCCTTGGCGTCACGCTTTGCCAGTGCTTCCAGCGAGTAGTTCTGCTGTTGAAGAAAGACCGTGTCCCCGCCCTCGACCGGCGGACGGTTGATGGCCTTGCGGCCTTCGTTCGGCTTCATCAGGCCGCCGAGAACGCCTTTGGACAGCGTTTCGATCTGCGTCGCCGGGTCCATGCGCAGCAGGTCGGTCAAGTCAAACTCGACCCCGTACCGAACACCGCCCGCCTTGACCGTCAGAAGGCCCAGCCCGTCGTCCAAGCACTCTTCGATGCTCTCGATGAGCGGCTGAAGGCACTGCCCGTAATAGAGTTGGGCCAACGACGCGACGTTGTTGTTCAGCGGCGCCGCGCCCACGCCCGCCATGTAGGCCGGCACGCCGTAAACGCCGCAGATCGTCTCGCCAGCCCACTTGAGCTGTTCGACCAGTTGCGAATCCACGTTGGAAAGCGCGACGGCCTCGTATTTGAGGCCATTGCCAAGCACCGCGACCCGGCCCTGGTTGTCGCCGCCGTAAGCCTCTTCCCAGCGCTCTTTGTATTCCTTCGCGATGTCGGGCGCGATGAAATCGGGATGGGTCAGGACCCCGCCCGGCTTGGACCCGTTCTTAAAGAACATGGTCGAGGCGCGTTGGATTTCCGTCCCTTGAAGGGCGGTCATTCCGCAGGCGTAGATCGGGGAAAGCCCGACAAGCGGGTGATAGAGCGTGTTCCAGCGGTCGTGAATGATCTCACTCGCCGGGACGACAAGCTGATCGTTGTCCACGCGCGAGAGGTTGTCTTGGCTGAGCTGATACCAGACCGACCCGTCAGCGGCGACCATCGGACGCACGCGCGTCGGGTCCAGCACATACATCGCGGTGACGACGTTCCGGGCGTCTCGCGCCTTTAGAACGTAAGTGTTGCCGTGGACCAGCTTGGACAGCATCCACGACGAAAAGAACTGGATACGGTTCTCGTAAGCGTTCGGCTTGCGAAGCACCGGGGAAAAGGCGGGGTTTTCGTTCTCCGTCCAGATGCCGTCGCTATCGAGCGCGACAATCCGACAGCGCAGCTTGGAGATATCCGACGCGATCAAAGAGACGCAGCGGAACAGCACCGGGTTGGAAGCTGCCGTCTCGACGCGCACCTCCATGCCGCGCTGCCACGCGCCGCTAAACGGCTCGCGGATCAGCGGCCACCACCCACGGCTGCTGTCAACCGACACGGTCCCGCCGTTGGGAAGCGCCTTAGCTTCCACCGCAGGGCGGCCCATGACCGCCTTGACTATAGCTTGACCGACCGAAGCGAGGTTCACTCGTCGTCAGCCTTTAGAACGCGCGTGCGGTAAGACCGGCGGGGCGTCTCGACCACGTCGGCGACGGCTTCATCCGCAGGGGAAGCCAAAGGCTCAGCGACCACGGGCGGCGCCACAAAGGCCGCTTGGCGATACGGCTTACCCGGCACTTCTTCGACCTGACCCAGCAGAATGCGCCCGGCGGCCCAGCGGCCATCGGCGTCGAACTCCTCGCCCCTCAGGCGACCTTTGCCGCCGTACTGGACTTCCTTGGCGATCACCTTGACCTTCATGTCGGCCTCCACAGAAAAGCGGGGGCCGGCCCGCAAAGACCGGCCCCCTTAGCGCCTTACGCGTACTTGGCGTGGGTGATCAGTTGGACCGAGGTGTCGTGCTTCTTCTTCCAGGTGATGAAGCGTTCCGCCTTGATCGCGACCATGTTGCGCTGCCAGAGGTTGACGAGCACGGTGGACGCCGTTTCGGGCGAATCCGGGCTGTCGCTCATCTGGAGCGAGGCTTCGCGGCTGATGTCCACTTCGACACCGCCTTCCGCCAGGTAGATGTTCGGCGCGTTTACCGCGACGATGGGGTGGCCATCAGTCGGAGATCCGCCGGTCGCCGCGATGTTGGTCGAGGTGATGACCGGGAAGCCTTCGAGGAAGCCGCCGTTCATGGTGATGTCGGGGAACTCGCGCTGGCCCAGGCTGTTGCGCATCAGGCTAATACGCAAAGCCTGTTGCGGGGTCATGATCAGAACCACGCCGGTCGTGTCTTCGTTGGCTTCCGCGAACTCGGCGATCATGTTGCCCATGTCGTCACGCAGCGCGTCCGCCGTGGTGCCGGTAGCAGCCACGCCGGTCACGCCATTGGTCACGGACGCCGGAGAGACGCCCGTGCTGACGGCCTTGGTCGGGTCGAGGAAGTCGCGGTCGGTCAGGTAGGCCAGAGCCTTGACCAGACCGTCACGGACCAGAACTTCCGCGCTCGGATTCGAGAACATCATCAGTTCTTGGGTCATCGGAACAATGCCGGCGACCTTGTTGAACGTCAGTTCGATGCTGTCGAAAGCACCACGCGACAGCGGCTTGACGTCACCTTCGCCGACCCAGTAGGCGGTCGGGTCGGTCGTTCCGCGCGGGACCTTGACGTTGAAGGGCACGCGATCCAGACCCGTCAGGCGCGAGAGGATTTCCCGAGCCCGCAGCAGTTCGATGAACTCGCCGGTCATGTTGTTCAGTTCGACCAGCGATTCAGCGAAGTTGGTGTCGGTCGTGGTGCCGGGAGCGACAGCGGCGCGAAGCACCATCTCGACTTCCGGCGTGTCCTTCCAACGCTTGGCAATGTCCCACGGCGCGCAGTGATGTTGCATCGCCAGGTACTTGGCGCCGAGAAGGCGGATGAACGCGATGCCCTTTTCGGGACGCTGGCGCAGAGTGACCGAACCGTAAGCCGAACGAAGGGCCGAACCCTCCTTCACGGTAGTCGCCTTGTCCACGACGGCGGCGCGAGCGACCATCGACTTTTCGCGGTCCTGAAGGTCCTTCAGCTCCGCGTCGATTCCGGCGATTTCGTCGCGAAGGGTGTCGTACTCCTCGCGCTCTTCCATCGACTTCGTGCGACCTTCGGCGATCACGGCGTCTTGCAGTTCGTCCATGCGGACCTGCTTCGACTGACGGGTGTTCTCGTAGGCGGCGATTTGCTCGCCAATAGTCATCTTGCTCATGGCTTTGACTTTCGTGGGTTGGGTTGACTTGCCCACGACGGCGGGCGCCTTCGGCCTTTCAGCCAAGCCTTCGACGTCGGGCTGCGCTTCGCCGATACGGGCTCGCAGCTCTTGGTCGATGGATTTGATGCTGGTGATGTTGGCTTCAGCGTTGGCGGGGATCGTCACCGCCGAAAGCTCAAGCCACTCCCAGGAATGAAACTTGACGCCGCCGCCTTCCATGTAGGAATGCTCAAGCGACCGAAAGCCGATGGACACGGCGCGGACCAGACCCAGCTTGATGGACTGCCACGCTTCGTCCAGGCGCTCCTTCAGGGCGCCGGGTTCATCCGTCGAGGCCAGACGAGCCTTGAACGGAATGCCCTTCGCGGTCGGCTTTGCAAACTCGACATGGCCAATCGGCTGGCGGCTGTCGTGCTGCCACAGAAGCGGCATCGGAAGGGCGAACTTCGCGCCCATCGGCTCGACGACATCCCCCATGCGATCCGCAGAGGGGGTCGAGGCGATGCCTTCAATGACGCGCTCGTCATCGGACATCGCCTTGATGTCGAGAATTGCGTAGGCGCGGTTCATCCGGGCCTCCTTGGTCTTCGCGCCGAAACGCTAGAAAATGAGCAGTTGAGGAGCCTTCGGAGCCTCTTCGGCGGGCTTCTCGCCAATCGCGACGCTCATCGCCATGACGAGGCCGACCATTCCGTCGATGCGGCCTGTTGACTTGGCCTTGTCCAGTTTGCGGTTGCCCGCCGGGTCCATGACCATCACGGCGTTCGCCGCGCACATGGTCAGCACCGGGTGCCGACCGTGCCGCACCCGACCGTGAAGAAACTCAATCTCCGTCGTGTCGATGGCGGGGGCCATGCTGACGAACCCTTGTCCGAACGGCTCAAACGGCAGGACCACGCCCAGCCGATCAAGCTCGCCCTGCAAGGTACTCATTCGGTGCCGGTCAAAAGCGATGCGCCGGACATCCATGCCCGCCGTGATCTCGGCAATGTCCCGAGCAACAAACCCGTACTCGACTGCCGGGCCGGGGGTAGCGCGCATGAACCCGTCACGGACCCAGACGTCATAGGCCGCCCGGTCGCGCTTGCTACGCTCCGCCAGCGTGCTTTCCGGCGTCCAGAAGGTCGGCAGGACGTGCCAGACGCCGTCCTTTTGAGCGACCAGCACAAACGCCGTCAGGTCGGTTGTCAGCGAAAGGTCGAGACCGCCGTAAACCGGCCCCTCATAGAACGCCGACACATCCACCGGCTCGCCGCCGATGCCCCAGACCGTTGCGCTAAGAAACGGCGTGAACCGATTTACCCGCTGGTTCAGGTACAGATTGCGAAAGCTGTTTTCGACAGACGGCATCCGCGCCGCCTCGACCGCCTTCTGCGCAATTTCCGTCAGCGACCGAAACGACCCCAGCGCCGGGTTTGCCGCTTCCCACGCCTTTGGGTCCGTCAGTTCGGCCTCTTTCGGGGCTTCGTACACATGGCAAACCACAGTCGGGTCGCCTGACCGTTTGGCGTCGTCGATGCGGATCGAAAGCATGTCCGCGTCGCTCGGCGCCTGGGTCGAGATCACTAGTTGCAGCGCATCGTCATAGGCGCCCTGCGCCGTCTCGATGGCCTCAATAAAGGCGTCGTACTCGCCCCGAACCTGACCCATCTCGTCATGGATCGCCAGAACCGGCGAAAGCCCGTGAGCGGTCCCGGCCTCCGCCGCCAGGGCCTGATATTCCGTGTTCATGGCCAGGCCGTGGAGCGTCTTGCCGGAAGGCACGATACGCACCAGTGGCCGTAGCCTCTCAGACAGTTGAACCATCTTTGAGGCTAGGTTGAACACGACCGAAGCCTGTTTGCGACTGCGTGCGCCGGAGACGATCTGGCTGTTCAGCCGCGCCTCCGGGCCGACCAGATGCGCCAACATGATCCCCGCGATCAGTGCCGACTTGCCGTTCTTCCGGGCGATGGACAAAATCCCCAGCCGAGTGCCGGCGGGATTGTCGTACACGTCGAGGATGAACTTCCGCTGGAACGGCTCCAGCACCATCGGCTTGCCGACCTTCATCCCCTCCGGGGTCGGGCAAAACCGTTCAATGAAGCTGATTACTCGCTCGCCGCGCGTCACTGGAACGTCGGGCGCGCCAGAAGATCGCTGCCGTCACCCGTCAGCGGATTGGCCGCCTCGATTTCTTTGGCCGCAGCCCGCCTCCGTCCGACGTCGCGAGCCTCGCCCGCCGCCCGACCGTGGATGCTCAGCGATTGCCGGGCGCTCTTGATCTGCGCGTGAAGGCCATGAACAACAGCCACCCGAGGGTTGGCGTATTCCTTGTTCGCACCACCGCCAAGAACCTCGCCCTCGTCGCGCAGCTTGCGGCGGTTCTGGACAAGTTGCGCCATCGCGTTGGCCAGATCCGAAGCGCACGTCAGATCGTGGTCGCCCCATTCGCTCGCCGCTCGCGCCCGGATGATCTCATCCCAGAAAGGCTCCGCATCGTCGTCAAGCGGCGCATGGGCAGGCGGCGAAAGCTCACGCGCGGCCTTGACCATCACCTCAACCGCAGCCGTGGTGCTGTCGATCCGCTGCTTACGTTGCATGAACTCTCCGGCGACACGCGCGCGAGAAATCTGGAATAGCGTTGCCTTTGTGTACCCACGCCGGTCCCCAGCCCTCGCCGTGCGCCATATTTGCCCACCCCCCGAGGGGGAGGTCGCCTCCCCTGTCACCGATAGAACGGATGCGCCGGGTCGGTCGGCAGGCCGTCTGCACCTACGTCGGTCGCGAAGCCTCTAGTTTCCTGCTGCTGCTTGCGGCTGGAGTGGCAGCGCCACGGGTAGGCGTCACACAGGGACTGGAACGGACCAACGTAGAAGGTGCGCGGGTCCTGCTTGGTCTTCGGGTCTATGTGGTCGCAGACCGTGGCGGGTGTGTGCCTGCCCTGGTCTTTGCACATGGCGCAGAACGGGAAGTCGCCCAGCTGCTTTGCCCTGACAGCCTTCCACTTCGCTGTCTTGTAGAGGCGGCGATAGGCTGCGGCCTCTGGTGAGCGGCGATCCGTTGTCATCCGTCGCGCGCCGTGGTTTTGTTTCGGCAGGAGGCGACCATGAAACGAGCGATCATCCTTTGCCTGATGCTGGGAGGGTGCGCGGGATATAGCCGCGTTGCCTCCTACCCGCTTCACTTGCCGTCGAACTATGAGAGCTATTCGGCGGGCGGGATCACGTTCAACGTCAAGCGACACAAGACCGACGACACGATCCTGATTCAGACCACCGTTCTAAGGTCAGCCGGGGCCGGTATGATGGCGGGCTTTACGATGGGCGGAGCGGGTACAAACGCAGCGATCTATCCGCAGTATCGGGGAGCAGCGGAAGCCTACGCCGCAAAGCACGGATGCACGGTCAAAGACCTGTATCCAATCGGGCAGGTGTCTTACGAGGCCACGCTGGATTGTTGATGGGGTGTCGCCCGCCGCTGACCGCCAAGGTGCAGATGCGTGATTGGGATGATCGGTACTGGGTCGGGCGATGGTGGTGCGCGTTGGCGCTGAACTCAACGGGGCCGCGCTACAGGCGCAAGACCGGAGGTTGGTATTTCTATGCAGCAATTCCCCGGATTTTGTCAAGCAGGGATTGTTCTCGTCTTGCGCGGAAAACATCACAGAGCGTGTTGATCGCCTTGGCAAGCGCCGCGTGGGCTTGTCGCAGATCGGCTGGGCGAAGGTGCAGGACACGCGAGACCGGCATACGCGAGACGATCTCCCACTGAAACGCCATTGCAGCGGCCTTACCGTCGGCGCGTTGGATGGCCTGCAAAATCTTGGCCGCAAACTCTTTGCCGGTTGGCTCATTCATCAAGGTGCGGAACCAGGCAATGGCTTCGGGCGCCGCCGCGTCGATGTCGTAATCGGAATTGCGCGACAAATCCAAAAGCCCTTCCGGCTCTTTGGGCGGCTCCACCGTATCCAAGAGGTGCTGATAAACCTCGTCGATGGTCGCCGTTGCGGTCTCGACGCTCACCTCGAACCATTCGCCGCGACGGTGCGCCGCCTTAAGCTTTTGGTGAACCTTTAACTCTGTGCACTCCGCAAGCCGATACAGCACGCGCTTGTCGTACAGGATCGCAAGGTCGTTGGGGTTGCCCACCTGAAGGCTTGAAAGCCTAACCGCTAAACGATCCGTGACGCCGATCTTTACGGCTGGACCGCCGTCGCCAATAACGTAGATGAATCGCGTGTTTCGCATGTCGTCACCATACCATAATGCGCGGCCAAAAGGTCTAGGCCGATGCAAAGCGCGGCCTCATATCTTGCGGTTGCTTCGTCATCACCTTGCGCGATGTCCCGCACGCGATCCCCTCGCCCGCAAACCCGGTCGCAGAGGGCAATTAGAGTTTTGTGAGCGCAAAGCCCCTCGATCCTTGCCCGCGTTAGGCGGTTGCCCGCAAACAGCCGAATATGCTGCGGCGTAGTCTCGTCGCCGCCTCCCCGCACATCGTTTAGGCAGGACCGCACCGTGATGTCGTTGGCGGATCGCCAGTCGTCGCCATAGCGAAGGGCGGCCTCCATCTGGATCGCAGACAGGCGGCCCTTAAACAGCAGCCAATCGAGACCGGACTTGCGGCGGTAGGGCTTGCGGCCCGCGTCGCCTCGCTGGGCGGTCGGCGCCTCGAACTCATGGCCGCGCCCTTGTTCCAGAAGCATCGTCTCGCGGATGCCCCGGTCTACCTCTACGGCTTCAGCTTGTTCCTTTTCGGCAGCAGGCTCTCGAAGCTGTTTGAGGCGTCGCGCGTCGGCCACTCGGCTCTTGCGGCGGGGGGCGCGGGTCACAGGAAGCTCCTCAGCCAGTTGGACGGGTGTACGAAGCCCTGCTCACGCATATGGCCTGCAAGGGCCTCTATGGCGGCTAGGGCTAGACGCTCGGCATCCAGATCAAGGCAGGCGTCGAAAGGGCGGGTTGTCACCCCTCTGCGCTGGTTGATGATCTCTGTGTCTAAAGCTTCAGAAATGCGGAGGACGAGAGCGGGAGCGGGAGGGGTCATGGCCTAGAACGGAATCTCGTCGTCCAGGTCGCGGCTGGCCGGCGCATCACGGCGCGGGTTCACGTCGTCCTGCGGCTTGCGGTCCTCGATCTCGTAGAAGCTCAGAAACCCGTTCCAGCCGCTCACCGGCAGGCTTTCCAGCTTCAGCGTCAGGTTGCCGTCCTCGTACTGGAACAGCGTCCCTACGTTGACGTAGCGTTTCTTTTCGTTGCCCTGCCGGTCGGTGTACGTTCCCGTGACAGCCACGGCGCGTTTGAAGGGGGTCATCTTGCTCATGTCAGGCTGCTCTCAGGGTTTGGGGGACTTGGGTTTCGGGATGGTCAGGCGGGGGGCCTAGCGACTTGGGCCAGCGGCCCGTGGCCCTCCAGGTGGCGAGGAAGTTTTCCCAGTCGGGGGCGGTCTCGGTCGCCGCGTCGCCGCCGTAAAAGCCTTCGCGGAGCCGCTGGAACGACTTGGGTTGGCAGACAAAATCCAGATCGGCCCGCCAGCCTCGATCGTTATCGCCCCGGCAATGGCTGCTGCGCTCAACGCCGCTCAACGCCTCCCGCCAGCCCTCAAGGCCGCAAGAGGCTAGGCGAGCCCGGATGTGTCGCCGACGTTCGGGGGTCAAATCCTTGGCGACCCGCAAACCCAGCCTTCCGGCAAGTAGGTTCCAGCCCGCAAACGCCGCCTCAACGTCGCCTCCAGCGACAGAGGATGCGTTAGCATCCGATATGGTAGCTTTAGCTACCTTTGGTTCTGGTTCTGGTTGCTTTAGCTCGGCTACAGCATTTGCTAGGGCCACATCGTTATATTTCAACGCCTTAGCCTTGCCGCCGCGAGAACCACTTTCGCGTCGCTGTCTGACGACTTCGCTATGTTTCGTCAGTTCGCGGGTCAGACGGCGCTGCGTAATCTCCCCGTTTTCGAGGTCGAAAAACGACAGGATCGTCCCCTTCACGCGGCTCCACTGACCGGCGGTCATGCGCGTGTACCTGGCCAGCTTCACGTCATCGGCGGGAAGGCTTCCGCCCGCTCGCCACATCGTCGAAAGCAGCAGCAGATAGGCGCCGTGTTCGATGGTCGTCAGGTGGCCGGTGTCAGCAAGATAGTCACCGACGTAGAAGGGCATGTAGGGGGGCGCGCTCACTTCATGGCCTCCGCACCCTTGCGGACGTCTTCCGCCCGCCTCAGAGCCTCCTCAGCGCCCATAGCCTTGATCTGGCGAGCCGACAGGCCAAGCTGACGGGCCGACACTCCAAGCTGGCGAGGGCTGACGCCCAAGGCGCGCGGGTTGGTGCGGTCTCGCCTCATGCGGCCCTCCGAATGTCGCGGATGGCGCTGCAATCGATCCGGCAGAACGTCTCAGCCTCGGCAGTCGGGCCTTGGCGGTTCTTGGCCACGATCCAGAACAGCTTGTTCCGCACCTGGTCGAGCTTGCGGACGTAGGCGCCATAGGCGTTGTCGTCGTTGATCTCGTCACCGGTCGGCTCTGGGGCCTTGAGGTAGTATTCCGGGCGATAGAGGAACATGACGACGTGCGCGTCTTGCTCCAGCTCACCGGCCCAGCGAAGGTCACTCAGGCCTGGGCGGCGATCCTTGCTCTCGCGCTTCTCAACGTCGCGGGAAAGCTGGCAGAGGGCCACCAGCGGAACCTCTAGCGCCTTGGCCATCTCGCGCAGGGCGCCCGACACCTCGGCGACTTCCGAGACCTTGTTTCCGGTCTGGCGGTCGGGGCGGATGAGGCCCAAATGGTCAACGATGATGCAGCCGGGCTCGATACCGGCCTTGCGCCAGTTGCGAACAATGCGGCGGGCCGCTGACATGATCTGGGCGGACGTAAGCGCGGGGCGGGTATCGAACAGCACGGGAAGGCTGCTCATGGCCCTCTGCGCGCTTTCCAGCCGTCCCCATTGGGCGTCGTCCAGCGATCCCCATTCGGCCTTGTAGTAGGACGGGTTATCGTCCTCGCCAGAGTAAACCGGGCGCATCGGGTCAAACGCCATATCGCAGGCCATGCGAAGGCCAAGCTCGGGCTCGGTCATCTCCAGCGAGAAAAACGCGACGCCCTTCCCCTGCTCTGCAACGGCCTTGGCAATCTGAAGGGCGGCGGTGGACTTGCCCATACCGGGGCGGCCGGCGAGGAGCGTCAGTTGGCCCTTGCGAAGGCCGCCAGTGATCCGGTCGACCTCGGACAGCCCGATGGACAAACCGGGCATCCCACGGCGCTCACGGGCGATCCTGACGGCTTCGTTGGCCACGAAGGCGAGAGGCTTCCAAGCCTCCCGCGAAACGCCGTCACGGGCGATGTCTGCGGCGCCGCGCTCAAGGCTCGCCAGAACCTCCTCAGCAGTCCCCTCGCCGGTGTTAAACGCGGCTTTGGAAACGTCCTCGGCAAGGAACGAAATTGCCCGGCGTGCGGCGCGGTCGAGAATGATTTCGGCGTGAGCCTGGGCGGTCCACACCGCGCCGCGCTCATACAGCTCGCCCAACATGGGAAGCCCGCCCCATTCGGCGAAACCCGCATCCTGCGAGAGATGCTCAGCGACCGAAACGACATCAGCCCGACCATTTATCGATAGACGCCGGGTCGCTTCCCAGATCCGCTGATGCACGGGGTCGAAAAAGTGTTCCGGGCGAACGCGCTCGATTTCCTCGACGCAAGCCTCGGCATCAGACAGCGCGGCCCCGATCAGGGCTAGCTCGGCTTCAAGCGCGTGGATCATGAACCACCTTCAGCTTGGCGATGACGGCCCATGCGGCTGTACCGACACTGACCCACGGGGCGGGGGGATTGGCAGGCAAGCCGGGGGAAGTTGGGGAAGCGGTCATGCCATTAGCTTGGCAAATCCCCCGACAAGACGAAGCGGAATTAGCGGGCTCGGTCATGCCACCCACCGCGCGAACTTCGGCTTGGTGAAGCTGTCCCACGACTTCGGCATGGAACCGGTCATGATGGCCTTGTGGTCGGGGCAGTAGTTCGCCTCACCGCAGGGGTTGCAGCAGGACTGAAGGGCCGTCACGTCGTCGTTGATGGGGAACGCGCACTCTCCGAACCGGCGGCTTTCCCAATGGCGGGGCGCAATGGCAATTTCAGCCGGGGGCGTCGTCACCTTCTGGCGAGCGGGGCGCGTGTCGTGAACGAAGGTCGCGCCATTGCCCGCAACCACCACCTTGAACGCGGGCTTGAACGGGGCCTTGGGGTTCTGTTTATGCGTCTTGCGGACAGAGGGAGCCCTGACGCCCTTGGGGGCCGTATATCGGGTGTTTGTGCGCGAGGGCTTGGGGGCAGTCGGCTCCAGCGCCCGTACTTGCGCCACGCCGATGCGGTTCATTTTGCCAATGACGGCGTTTCGCGTGACGATAATGCCGAACTTGGCGCGAAGCTCGCGCGCGACTTCAGCGGCGCTGCGGCCCGCCATGTATTGCTCAGTTGCGCAGGCGACGACTTCGGGGTTAGCCCATGCGTTAGAAGTCGGGGCCTGGCTCACGAACGCACCTCCCCGCGCTTGGGAAAGCCGCGCCCTTGAAGCTTGCGAGGTGACTTTGGATGGACGCCGAGATGCTTCGCCCGGATGCGAGCGACCTTGGCCTTCTCGCGGACGTCCTCGGCTGTCTTCTCGCGGTGCTTGTCGCGAAGTGCGGGGAAAAGGTTCAACTCGTCGTGGGCGCCGCCGTTGCAGAGCGCGACCTTATGATCAAGGTCCCATTCGTCACCGGGGCGGATGGCCCTGCCTGACAGATGGCACTTGCCGCCCTCGCGAAGAAATATCCTCAGACGCACGCGGGGCGGAACCTTGGCGTCAGGGGATGAGCCGACCCAGGTATCGACGCTTCGCCCCGTCATGCCCCCACCATCAGCTTGCGCTTTCCAGCTTCGATGAGAGCCTTCCCGGCGACCCTCTGGCCTCTGGTGTCCCTGCGACCGATGGCGGCGAGATAGGCGACCTGTGCGTCAAGGAACTCAGCGCGGGCGGTCTGTTTGGGAGTCAGGAAACGGATGATGGCGCGGATCATTGTACATGGCCCCACGTCCTGCCCGCCAACGCATCCACAACGGTCTTAACGTTAACGCCAAACTCTCTAGCAATCTGCGAAGCGCCGTTTTGACGGCAATATGGTCTGTATCGGTCCCTGATCTCCTGAACTTTTCGCTCGTTCAAAACAGCTGACGGACAACGCTCGCCACGACAAAAATTAACGGCGTGGGG